CTCACAGCCTTGTTTACTACCGTATTAGCTTTGATGTAACTTAGCTCCTCTTTACTCAAATCATCTGGCAAAAGACGACTCAATGCTTCCATAGCTTCGAGTTGATGCTTCTTCGTCCCCGTGCGTAACTGGACTATCCTTAGTTGGTCTTCGAGATACTGCCAGCGGTCGATAATAGCAAGGCGATACTTAGCGTTGTACCCTGATACCAATAAATCGCACTCCCTTCGTGGCAAGTGGTAACAGCGTTGTTGACGATTATTCTCTCCAAAATAGTAGCCCTCAAATTTGAGGACATCTATTTCTACTTCTGCTAAGACTTTTTCAATATCTCGAAGTACATTGTCGTGCCGTTTTCCTGTCAACTCCGCAATAGTCAGAGAGGACATCGTTTCAATTTTTAGTAGTGCTAACATTGCGCTGTTCATTTTAGTTTCCTATATTCAGTTAAGGGATTGGTGCCGTCTATATTGTACACCGACGGCGAGTGCTGAATACCTGATAAAAGGTCACAATTCTATTAAGATGCATCCAAATTTGGAGGCTACTATTAAGTTCTTGATTTTAAACATAAAACTCAGCGCCTGCCATCAAGGCGCGTATCTATCGACACACGACCTATCGTCCAACTCACGCCTAAAGTATCACTTGAAACTTTAAACGCCATCTGCCGCCCTCGCAGCCGTGTGAACACTTCCTCGGTAAACTCTTGCACCAAGTAGACCGGAGGATTGGGTGGTGTATAGTTCTGTGTACTAATGACCTCGGGGTTGTCGGCGGTGCCGTACGGGCTGCCGGGAAACTGTCGGGGCTTGACCTCCATGTTGACGCTCGGCGCATTGACCGTCGACCCATTAAAACTGACGTCCGGGATTATCCGCCAGCAAAAGCCAAAGGTGTGGCCGTCCTCAATATCAAAATCCGCCGATTGTACGAACGCTTCAATGGGCACCGGCTCAAGACCACTGCCGTCATCATAGCCGACTTCATGGTAGAGCATCAGGCCATTGTAGTCCGCTGCCATCGGGTATTGCCGGATACCGGAGTCCAACCACGCCGTGCGCGCCATACGGCCACACACCCAGCAATTCTCCAGATAGTTGTAAATCACATACTTATCAATCGTGGTCGAGTGCTTGGAGCAGTAGAACCACCAGATTTCATTAAAGCCCGGGTTGAGACCTGCGAATATCTGGAACGACTGCTCAAGATTAATATCATCGTAAACATACTGTTTCAACGTGCTTGGCAGCGTCTCGACACGGCCCGTGTAAACAAAGAATTTCTCCCGCCCCATCCAGTAGGTGGCGTTATTAACGGTAATCATCGCGTTGGGCGAGATAAGGCTGATATTGTCCATCAAGACATTAAAGCCCCATACATAGGAGGTGCCCAGATACTGCATGGAGTACAACGCCGTGTCTGTCCATACCAGGATTTCCTGACGGGTGATTTGCGCGGCGATAATGGTTGAGCCATGGGAAAGCCGGAACTCGCCGGCCTGATTGGTAATGGACGGCACCCACTGGTACGGGTTGGACTGGTCAGACCAGCGCACCATCATCGGATCAAACGCACTTGTTGGCGTGCCCGGTACATAGCCATTGGCGCCAAAGGCAATGACAAAACGCTGGATAGCGGAGGCCATCACTTGTAGGGTCTGATTCGGGACATACGGACCTAGGGCACCGTCATACGCAGTCGCCAAGGCTTGTAAAGATTGCGCTCGCGCGGTGACGCCCAAGCTGTCTTGCCAGTAGTAAATTGCGCCGTTACGTTGGGCAATCACCAAGTCCTGACCAAAGTTATCGTTAGTCCATAGACCTAATTGTGTGCCGACGGTAAATGACGTACCGGAGCCCCAGGCACCGCGTCCCCAACTGCCCGCACCCCAGCCATTGCCGTAGGTGTAGGTGGCGGAGAACGGGTTAATCTGAAATACAGCAGTGATAGCATTACCGCCGCCGCTGACTACTGAGGAGGTCGCCAACACGCCGGTGTCAAACGTAAATGTATTGATGTCAAGAACCGTGACTTGATACTCGGCATTGAGCGTCGCTGCCGGGATACCGCCTATAGCTGCCGCGCCGGAAAAGGTCACGAAGGCCTCTGTCGTTGCGCCATGGGTCGGGATAGTCGCTGTGACAAGCGAACTGTTGACCGTTGTCGAAAAGCAGGAATTGGTCACAGGCGTTGTAAACGTCGCCCGAATCGGCGTGATGTCGTAATAGACACCGCCCATCTCAATATAGTATTTTAGATTGGTGCCGAGCCCCAAATAATTGGAACCGTCGAAATCAATCCAGTTCCAGAGCGTACGGCAGACGCCTAGATAAGTCTCCGAGGACAGACGTATCCAACCGCCTATTTTCTCAGGGTTGCCGGAGCGAAAGCGCACCTTGTCGCCGTCCCACCACTGCCCTTCTGCCGCCAGTGTCGTACTTTCTCTAAAAAAACCAGAGCCTAATTTGATGGCCTTGAGGGTCATTTAAGTCGCCGCAAAATAGGTGATACTAATATTAAACCCGGACGTTGTACTTGGCGCAGGGCCACCCGTAAAAAAGTTTAAGTTACTGCCCGCAACATAGACTCCATATATTCCAGGGCTACCCAGCACAGTACCGCTCGAAGAGCCAATTGCGGCAAAGGGTAAGGGTATAACTGAAAAGCTTGATATTTGTACGGATGTTGCCCCACGCAATAACATATTTAAGGTAACTTGCCTGCCAATTTTTGTATAGAGAAAAGAGGACGTGTTCGCTCCAACAAAGGTAATAGAGGCGCCTATAGTTGGCGTCCAGCTCCCCTCTTGGTAATCATCCAGCGTATTAACATCCGTGCTGGCAACCTGTGTAGCAGGGAAGCCTACTTGCCCGCCCCGTAGGGCTAAGGTGCCGACGCCGGCGGTAACATTGGAAGAGGCCCCGGTGAACTTAACCAACCCTGTCGCAGCGATGGTATTAAAGGTAGGGGTGGTTGACGTCGAGACAGCAGTAGCATCGCCTACTGTCGCTATCGTAATATTGGTGCCTGCCGTCACACTGGTGTTATTGAGCGCCTGAACGAAATTCACGGTATCACAATAGACCAGCACCGTTGCGCCGGCTTTAACAGAGACAGCACTGCCCGTTGCTCCACGAATACGGATATCAAAACCCCCCGTCGTCGCATTGCGGACAATATAGGTCTTCTCGACGAGCGGCGCAATGATGTCAAAAATAGCGGCGGGTGTGCCCGTCGCCACCAATACCGCATTACGCGCCTGATTACTGATGCCGTCCGAATTAGTCAGCGTGACATTGGCTGTTGATATCACAATCGCCTGCACGCCGGTGATAGCCTGCTCTATCAAGGTGCCGAGATTGGTGTTGGTCAACGTGCCCCAGGTGCCGGTGTTCTCCCCCGTACCTAATAACGCTATTTTTAAACTTGGGGAGTAGGAGGTTGCCATGCTAATTATCCTGTGGTATTATATTGTTTCGATGCGGTGCGATGCTATGCGTTGCGTTGCGCAGCATTGCGAAGCAAAGGTTACTTTAAAGTATCTAATCAAGCCTCGGTAAAACGAGGCTTTTTTATGCCCCCTATTGCGAGTCGTCTATAATAGCCCAATCGACCGTTTGGCTGTTGTCTATCAACTCCCAGACTTGGGTCAGTCGTTCGTTAGGGTCTTGTGAAAAAGCCAGTTCTGAATAAGCACTATTCCCGTACACGGTTTGCCTCCAGGTACTCCATAAAATTGGCGGTAAAGGTCTTGGTGCCGGTATGCGTGCACTGCAGGTACGGGTCCAACCAGACCTTACCGCCCAAATCCCGCCACTTATGACAAAAGATATTATCCTCCGAAACCAGCTGCCCGTCGATAATCTTTATATCAAAGACCATACGGCCTACCGGCCCTTCATTTTGGTACTCTTCGCTGATGGTCCACAGGTTCTGCAGGGCTTGTTGGGTGATACGCAGAATGCCCGTACCGACACACTCTACCTCCATCACCCCGTCAATAATCTCTAAAGATGCGCCCGGCAGTACCTTGACATTGAACGCCGGATTGTCGCATTTCTTAGGTACCACGCCGCCGACGACCTGCACGGGGTGGCGGAGTAATCTAAAGAAGGCCTCAGGCTCCCAGCCAATATCCGCGTCGATAAACACCAAATCATCTACATTAGCGCTAATGGCCTGTTTAACAATGTCATTGCGTGCCCGCTGTACCAGCGCGTCATAGCAAATGAATAACGGGAAAATCTCGATGTCCTGCTTCGGTGCTTCTTTAAGCGTGCGCAAGAGTGCGTCAACATAGTGCGCAGTCAGCGTGCCGTCATAGGTCGGCGTGCCAATCAGGACACGCCTCATAACAACGCTTCCAGTTGCGACATGCGCGCGGAGAGTTGCTGCAGGGCTTTAACTATCACGGGGAGTAGCGTGCCCGATGCCGCTTCCAGTCTATCGGGGTTTTCTTCCAATACTAATCCCGGTATGACATAGCCCGTCTTTCTCTGTGCTGCTTGTAAATCTTGAGCAATGAAACCTAGTTCAGGGGTGCCCACTTTACCCCCGTCCCGCATCGCCCAAACAAACCTTACTGGCTGCAAGGCGTCGATGAAATCAAGGCCAGGTTGAAGGGGGGTGATTTCGCTTTTATCTCGCTTATCGGATAAAGCCGTAATGGTCGTTACCTGACAACGTAACGTTGTAATACTCGCGTTCCCCAAGGTGATAGTATTACTGGTCGTCGCGGTTGCCGGCTGGGCGGCATTTCCCAGACAGGTGTTATTACTGCCGGTGGTAATAGAGCTGCCTGCGGTGGCACCTATTGCTGTATTGGTCGTACCCGTTGTATTTGCTAAGAGCGTATTGACGCCGACTGCCGTATTACTGCTGGTTGTACAGGCATTTAGGGCATTAGCGCCTATCGCCGTATTACTAGCCCCCGATACATTGGCAGCCAGCGTCGAGGCACCCACCGCCGTGTTGCTGCTGCCGGAGGTGTTGGCTCCCAACGCATTTAAGCCTACTGCGGTGTTGCTGCCCCCGGTCGTGTTGGCGACCAACGCCGAAGAGCCCACCGCCGTATTGTAATTGCCCGTAGAAAGCGTAAGTGCCTGATGGCCTACTGCGGTATTATTAATGCCCGATACATTAGTGGTTAGTGCCGAACGCCCTACAGCAACATTAGCCGTGCCTGTCGTATTGTTATTCAGTGCCCCATAACCCACTGCGACATTAGCGGCACCTATCGTGTTGGCAGACAGTGCGGATGCGCCTAGCGCAGTATTGCCAGAACCTGTGGTATTAGAGGCTAATGTTGATGACCCTAAAGCGGTATTGGAATCACCGCCACTATTGGCCGCCAGCGCAGACGTCCCGACAGCGGTGTTGCTATTTCCATTGGTACTGGCCGCCAGCGCCAAATAACCCACCGCCACATTCTCGCTACCCGTGATGTTGGCGGTTAATGCCGAAGGGCCAATGGCAATATTGTAATTTCCCAAGGTATTGGCACGCAGGGCTAACGTCCCCACAGACACGTTATTACTGCCTACCGTATTAGACTGCAGCGCTTCGTCACCGAGCGCCGTATTATTGATACCTTCGGTATTTAATTGCAACGCAAAGTGGCCTACTGCGGTATTATCGGAGCCCGTTGTATTTGTCGTAAGCGCACCAAAACCAATAGCGACATTGTCTACACCGGTGGTGTTCGCCTGCATGGCTGCATGCCCGATAGCAACATTACCATCACCCACCGTATTTGCGTCCAGCGCATTAGTCCCTATGGCAATGTTATAGCCGCCAATACTATTGGACGTCATTGCCGATGTGCCCAACGCAATGTTGTACACGCCTACGGTGTTATTGGCCAACGCCTGATACCCCAGCGCAATATTGGACAGCCCTGTCGTATTAGAGGCTAAAGCTGACGCGCCAATAGCGACGTTATAATTACCTGTCGTACTGTTTGCCAATGCCAGCTCGCCTATCGCTACATTACGAACGCCCACCGTATTCGCCGATAGCGCATAGGCACCCAGCGCAACATTAGAGCTGCCTGTAGTATTAAGCAATAGCGCACTAAAGCCTACGGCCGTATTAAAATCGCCGTAAGTGTTAGCGTTTAACGCCGCATACCCCAAAGCCGTGTTCGTAGAGCCTGTGGTATTCGCGACCAACGCACCGACGCCCAACGCCGTATTGGTACTGACCGTGCCACCGCCCATACCTACAGGAATGGCCACAATCGGGGCAATATCCGCAGGCAAAGTACAAAAGATATCTTTAGGCCCGGGTAAAAAACTAACTAGGGTATTAGCGTTGGAGGACGCCAGTATAGTGGTCCGCTCCAAGGTCGGTGGCAGCGTGGCGTTATACGTACCCACGCCCACTTCCCAGCTGTCGTTCGGTACATCGGCAATCACGTACCACGTAGTATTGCCGTCACCGACCACACTAAAGTCCTGAAAGCCCGACGGCGCGCCCAGCAGCGTGATGACGTTAAGTCCTTCAACGGTGGAATTTTCTCTTATCCTGTTGCCTATGACTAAGCTCATGACACGGTGTCCCTAATAACGGCGGTAGTATAAGTGGCCGGCGGGAACCACACGGGGAAATCCCCTGAGGCAAGCTTGTCTGCACCGAAGTCCAGCACAGCCACGGCGGCGTCTGTTGTAAAATTATAAATAAGGGCGCCGCGAGTAATGAAGTCGGCGCCCGTCCAAAGCACATTTTGGAAGGAGAGAAAGGCAACGCCGTTATCTACTACCGGCGGAATCGGGGTGAGGCGCAGACCGCCTGCCGTATAGCCGGGGCCGGTCACTTCGTTAGTCGACGTGTAAATCAAAGTATCCGGACCCAAGTCAGCATTGGCGTTGTAAAGCGCCATGTAATACTGGTACGGGCTTAACAGTGAAAAGTCTTCAGCACCTAAGAGCTTGTTGAGCAGGAAAATGTTACATTGGCCCTGGATAAGCATCGGTTATACCTGATTAAACGGAATTTTCTTTTGGCCTTCCCGATAGGCATCGCCGCGTTCCAGGCCTGCGCACAGACGAATGAACTGCGTCATCGCTTCGGAATACTTCTGTTCATAGTAGCCGACCATATCGGCCTCGGCTTTCATGAATAGATTAGCCACTCGAATAGCGCCATAAAGTAACACGTTAGGAAAAGAGTCTGATAACCAAGTACGGCCCGTAGCCGCCACGGTAATGCTCTCAGGATTATAATTGTAATGGAGTTCAACTTCATAGCTAGCGTCCGGGGTGGGGGCGGTAATCAAAGTCAACTCGTTCAAGTCCAAGATGGACGGTCCAAATAGCGCATAAAATTTAGGTTGCCCATACACCGACGGGTTCGGATAGGCCTCACGCATAAAACTCACGTCTTTGTTCAATAAATAACTGTACACGCCCGCCGCATCAACCACCGCCAGTGAATAGACACTCAAGAAGTCCAACGGGCAGCTCAAGTATTTGTTGTGCGCCGTCAAGTGCCCCGTGACATTACGCCGCAGTGTCGGGATATTGACGGAGTTATATATTTCAAGTTCTGCGGTCGTGATAAACATCGGGATATTCGAGACAAACAGCGCCTCGGTGTTCTCTAAGAGGTCTTGAATAGCCTGAGAAATCTCGGTGTAATTCATGGCTTAACCTAGCGGTCCTCGCACCATTTTGCCCTTCGTAGCTGCGCCATAACCGCGCATCATGATACCACTGGTCTTCGGGTTGTCCTTCACCGCATTAGGCGGGTTCGGGACTGTTTTAGCCGTACCCGCTTGTTTGCCTTTTTTCTCTGCCATCATCTTCTCCTAACTAAAATAACTGGCGGCCAATAACACCAGCATCGCCAGTCCTACTGCCGTATAAAGCACCCGTAGCCGCCGGGTGTCGTCCTTGCGAATCTCTATTTCGTCGTCACCTAAAAACATTACAGCTTGTCCGGTAAAGTGACCCCTAAAGCGCCTGCGACTGCGCCGCCAATAGCCCACACGGTCTCGGGATTAGTCCCCATCGCCGGTGCGAAAATACTCAAGATGCTGGTGAGTATCCAGACGATGCCCCGCTTGGTGCTGGGCTCGGTCCAATTAACGTTCATTAGCCTGCCCTCTGATTATTTCTACGCGCCACCCCTCTGCCGACCTTTTTCATATCAAGGGATGATACACCAGACGTCGTTAAACCGCCAGACTCTGCGGCGACTACGCGGCTGCCGCTGCCTATCATCTTGCCTTTTGTGTGGCCCTTCTTGGCTACACCATCAATTCCACTTTTACTCATCACACTTCTCCTAACCTGCTAATACTGATGCTACGGACCCGACGCTAATTAAGGCATTGGGTGTTAATACGGTGTCGAACTGGGACGCGCCGCCGACTGGACTGAAGCCCCACTGGAATATGCGATATCCTGAACTTGGGTAGCCATACACATTAACCCCGGCTTCATAGCGTCCAAGGTCGGGGCGGGGATTGCGTAAGCCCTGTGGGTCATAGACAGGCCGCTCCCCAAGCCGAAGCTGCGGGTGACTGGGCTCCCAATCACTTTTGCAGACAAGGATTTGCGTCAGCGTATTTTTAATCATAATACGCTTTAAATCTTTTAACTTAAAGCGTTGTCCACACCTATCGCAGAGTCCCCAAGCCTGCTTACCTTCGGCGTATTTAACAGCCACTGCGCCCACCGAATATTTGCGGTGTTAGGTGCAAAGAAGCCTTTTCGCGGTCTTCATTCATCGCATTTTTCAGCTGCTCGTCGTAATCCGCCTTAAGGAACATCATCCGCTGTGGGTCCATCCCTTGTATCTTGGGGGCGATGTAATAGGCCAAGCCTGATATCAGCGCAGGCAAGAACCGGAAAGGGATGTCCTGGACATTGGATGCGTCCCCAGGATTTTGTAAGCGTCTCAGCCGCCAGTAAATCAAAGTGTATTGTCCATCAGGCGGACTGGCCGTCGGCCAAATATTAATCGTTGGGTACGCCACGCCCGTGGTCGGGTAGTTGGCGCCACTCTGACGATTTATCCAAATTTGAATCGGTTTGCCCTGCGCGTTTTTGTTGGGCAACGCGGCATAGGTAGAAGATGATATGCGCGTGATGGTGATGTCTTGCTGGTTCTGACCTGTTCCCGTTCTGATAACATGGTCAAGCAAATCGACAGTATCTACAGGCAGCGAGTAAGTTATCTGCCCGGTGACTAACGGGATGGTACCGGACTCCAAGGTCCACAAATTAATCCCGAGGTTGCTCCAAGCAGCGAGGAGGAGCTGCAAACTTCTACGTGCTGATTTGAAATCCCAGCCGCTGCGTAGCTCTGAGGAACATCTGGCCATTGCCTCTTCAACTATGTCAGCAAGGTCAAAATTGCCATCACTTAGTCCGCTTGTTTGCTCAGTCATCGCTTTAGCTCGCGCTCAGTGCCGTTAAACACCGGCGGCAACTTGGTCACCGGTACGGGGTTAGACTTGTGCTTGTGGTGCTTGTTAGGCTTCTTAGATGATTTTCCCACGGGTTTTTCCTTTCGTGGCAACGCCATCAATACCGCCGCCCTTCGCTTTCTTGACCTTACCCCCACAGGCGAACCTGCTTTTTGAAGCTGCTTCGCCCGGCTCGGACTTCTCCTTTTTAGCATAGGCCGCTTTGGACTTTACCGATTTCTTTTCGGCTTTTTCTTCCGCTTTGGATTCGGCGCCGCCGAATAATTTAAATTTTTTGCTCATTTTAGTGTCCCCCACCCATTAACATTTTTATTTGTTCTTCGACCGTTTCGTTGATGTCTTCTTGTCTTTTGATAAACTGCGCCGCATCGTTATGGTGAATCAATACCGAATCGCGGAGTGTTGTGTATTCTGTGTAGCCCCAGACAAACAGCCCGGCAATACAGCCGCTTAATACACTGACAATCATGGCGAACCATTGCCATGAGTTCAGGGCTTTAATGACCATCGTTTCGTGGCTGTCCAGCTTGGCGCGTATATCTTTTTGTGTCGCTTCCTGCTTTTCTGCGTAATCGTCAAAACGCTGAATAATGGCACTTACCCGTTCAGTCAGCGTATAAACCAAACCCATTGCAGCCCGGTCGTCTGCCCTGCGTTGTGGGTAATCGTCGTTATTCATAAGCCACCCGCGTAAGACTCTCGATTGGCGCCAGATTTCTGGATAATACGTGTTTTTAAAGCATCATTAGCAGGCTCAATATCTGCTGTGTAGGTAATTCTATTCATCGGAAATAATCCATATTGAGTGACTTTTGCCCCGTTCAATAAATAATGGCCTTCTGACTTTATCCCCAGTGCTGTATCTGTTGGAAAATAATAATCTCTATTATTTGTTATCTGTTTAGTACCTGAGCCAATGGGCTCATAAATATTCCCTTGCCCGTAATAAGCAGCGCCTTGGTTAATCGTAACAGGGGCTTCGCTCCAAGCGGCTGTCGCATAACTGTTCCATTCGTGGATAGTTGAACCTTTGGAATGCGCCCTTGGGTTGCGTGTTGTGCAATTATCCCAAAAATTGTGGTGCATACTGATTCTGGTAAATACTGTTAATTTGTTACCTGTGTTGTGCGTTTCGCTGCCGGTACTAAAACCTCGGCTATTGGGCGCTTTAAAACGGTTCCAGCTGATTGTTATGCCAGTCAGCCCTTGGGTTGTCGCATCAAGTCCCGTACTTGAGTTGTTATATACGGCAATCGGTTGGCCTGATGTGCTGCCAGAAGACTGCCCACTGAACGTACAATGATCCACCCAAACATTATAAGAGCCGTAGGATATGAATATTGCGCTGCCATTCGGGATATTATCTTTAAACGTGATGTTCTTGATAATAATATTATTTTTGCCAGCCGTACCGATTGACGCTCTTGTTATAGTTATATTTGCGCCTGCTCCATCAAGCGTAACATCACCATTTTTCAAGTACATATAGGGGGATGACGAAGAAGCAGGAGGCATTGATAGTGTTGCCGTTAATCCTGGCTTGAAAGTAATTACACGTTTCCCTGGCCTGTTAAGATAATCATAAAGTGAGCCTGCGCCGCTATTAGCGCCTGTTGTTACAACATAATGAGTTCCACCTGCGCCTCCGGTAACGCCTGCTACGGCTGCAAAGCCTTGTAGTTCTGAAGTAGCTGGTGGTACGATTGGCGATTCTACCGTTATAATCTTGGTTAATCGGTTATTGGCTTCATCAGACTCGGCAATCCGATTCATATTATCGGCAAAAGCGGTAACAACATAATTCCCGCTGGTTAATGGCTTGGCTGTTGTCGAGCTCAATGTCATTGTTGCGCCAGGCGCAATAGAGCCCATAACTTTTCCGTAACTATGTTCTACCCCAACGATAAGGAATGAAACACTGATATAGGTCTTGGGTGTTGCCGTGGTGCCTTGATTTTTGAGTATGCTGGTAAACTTGCCATTGGCATAATCCAATGACGTAACGACAATATCAGGGTCGGCAAATGCCTGGAATGAGAGTAACAGTAAGGCTATTATTTTCCACATAGCAGCATGGCCTTATCATAAGCCTGTCTGGGACTTAAGCCCCGGTAATGGGTATCACTGTACGGCCCAGACGTTAAGCCCGAATTGACTGAATAGAGTAATGGGGCATTAGCACAGCCATTAGTTATCGTGCAGTTTACGTATTTATCCCATTCCAGTGTTTCATGCAGTTGGTATTGCACATTAGACATAGCTTGGCCGGCATCTTCCCAAGCGAGTTGTTCACAGTCTTTAGGTGCCGCCCCACAATCGGTAATCAGTACCAGAAGGATGAAAGGCAGGACAAAGACAACCAGAAAGGTGGCCTTTATAGAGTCCAGTATTAGTTCAAATGTTTTCATCATCAACCACCTCTATAATTATCATGTAGCAGCCAGAATCAACAGATACAAACCACCCAACTACTAGAGGTACAAGTACCACTAAAAGAACTATGCCAAACAAAATCCAAGCTATTATTTCAAACATATCAATATATCCAGTTAACGTCTGACGTTCCTACGACTACATAAGCCGCCGTGACGTGTGTTTGTGCCATCATCGCATCGAATTTATCCGCATTATCCAAGTCTATGCCACTGGGTTTGGCAAAATATTCACGGGGATGGTTATGTGCCAGAATCACCTGATTGCATTTCAATACAGCGCAGTCGATTACGATTTTTAATCCGTTTGTAGCCACGTCAGTACGGCTGCCTTCAGCGACAACCTCATCGCCTAGGTATCTGTCATCTCGGTAGTAAATGGCGCGTGACTGTTCGTTTAAGACATTTTTATACTGGGTTAGTAAATAATAGTTAACCGTCTCTTTGTTAAAGCGAGCGGGTAGCGTAGTCACCGGCTTATAGGTGTCGTACTGTGCCGTGCAGCTAGCTAAAAGAAAGAGAACTAAAAGCCTCATGTCAACATCCCGACAATAGTTGCTGTGGGCAACGCTGAAGCATAGTAAGTAAAATTGCTGATATTAACCAGCCCGCCATTAAGCAGTAGGATAGTCGTTGGAACGGCGATGCCGGTATACTCCGTTGGCGTTGCGCCACCTGCTGCCGTGTACAAATACGTGCTGCCATCCGTTACTGCATTGTTATATTGCAGCGCATACGTCCCTGCAGTCGGTAAAGTAAGGTTAAATGTACCAAAGGGGCTAGGCGTTCTGAACGCCTGCCCAGAAGCGGTAATGACAAACGTGCCTTGCTGGGTGTTGTACCAGCTTAAGCCTGCGCCCGTGAAACTGGCTACATCGGCTGCACGCGCCGTATTATTCGGTATGAAGCTAGACATAGAAGCACCCGCTTCAAACTGCCCGTTGGTATTAGTCCCTGCAAAGGTGAGCGTCAACGTGCCAGCGGTTGCGGTAACAGTTAGAGATACTCGTGTCGTTGCGCCTGTGCCGGTTAATGTGCCGGTTGCTGTTCCCGATAGCGTACAAGTGCCAGTTCCCCACATTGAAACCGTGTAAGTCTGTGCGGTTGTGGTGATGTTCTGTGTTGCGGGTGTAGCAGGTATTAGCAGTAAATTCGTCCGCGCTTCTTCGGCCAGCAGGGTGATGGTATTGATTAGCGGTGTGCCTGCGGCTTCGGTGACGACGTTAGATGCAACCGTATTGCCATTAGTCGTTGTGAAATACTTAACGCCATCAACGCCTGCGCCGTGATATGGGTAGCTCAGAACGCCGATTGAGACGTCTGCACTTGGGTTCTGATTGGATTGGCCTGTTACGTTTTCGACTAATGGGCTCCATATTTCTATTTTGTCACCAGAAACAGCGACATCAATACCTACATAACACGACGTACTTGCGGCTGTTGATTTTATAGAAAATCGTTTCCACGTTGAACTGAGTGCTGACGTTATATCTGCACTTGAGTTGCCCTGATAGTTGAATAAATTAACTGCACCTGTCCCTGTATTTCTGCGTAACCAAAATGCACTAACAATAGTTGCACCGCTTGGCACGGTTAGTAACTTAAAAAATTGTCCATGTGCTCCAGTTGCGGTAAATACCCAGGCTGTCGTTGTTCCATCTGGTGCGATTGCGGTCTGTGCCGAAGTAATGGAAGACAGTGCCCATCCAGCGGCGGCTGTCAATGTAGCAGAATTAGGTACTAAATTCTCAACCCGCCGAGCCCCCGGAAAGCGCACCTCGTTAACTTTAGCTGTCTTAACAAGCCCTTCAAAGTCAACCACTGTGCCTGTCGTGCTGCGCGTAAACGTCAGCCGTGAGTCTATCTGGGGTGTGGTCGCGTAGTTATACGCGAGTGCAGTCGAATTGTACTGTACCACTTCACCTGACCCGCCCAGGCCGCCGGGCGCGTAGACATTAAGCGCCGTGCCTTGGGTGGTGTTGGCGTAGTTGGCGACGCCGGAGTTGCCGATGGGCATGTTAGCCGCCTACCACGCCGGACTGAATAACGACAGCATCGACTGAACCTGTTCCTGCGGTAATATTAAAACGTATGGCGGCAACGGGGAATGCATAGTTGCCGTCTTGCGTAGTCGATACCCCGACGACGGTCGGATGGTTGAACCAATTACCGCTGGCTGCGACATACGTCGAAGCAAACACATCATCAAAGGTGTGCTGAACGGAGTAGGTAGCCGTACCGGTGACAACCGCACCAAACCCGACATTGAACGGGCTGATATAGGTGTCCATGACAATCGGAGGTGATACGGCAACCCCGACGACTTTAGCTGTCTGGCGTCTCATGACAGCTCCTTAAGCAATACGGGTGAAGGTATAAGCCGTTGCACTGGAAAACATGAGTCTGAAGCACGCTTGTCCGGTAACGCCGACGGGTACCGTCAATAATCCGGCACTGGCAGAAACAGCCGCAGCTAATGCGGATAAAATACCATTAACAGCGACGACCATCGTTACTATACCCGTCGAGGTGCTGGCGGTGTTATCAATGTATAAATCAAACACGGTGCCCTGCACAGCGCCTAATTGGGTGCCTAATAGCGTGCCGGTCGGTAGTGTTAAACTGACCGCAGTGGCGGAGGTGACCGCGATATAGCCAGAAGCTACTTGTGCAGCCGTCAATGTCGCTGTCGCAGCTACTGCGACCGGGGTATGTACTATTGTGGGGTTGGTGACTTGAGGTGCACCGAGCAAATTGCCGGTGACGTTGCCGGTGACGTTGCCGGTGGTGTTACCGGTAATATTGCCAGTGACGGCACCTACGAAACCTGCGGCACTGTAAATCGGGCCAGAAAAATGAGTGGCTGCCATGGTATGTTACTCCGTATAAAGAGATTTCGCCCAGAGTCTTTATACCGTCGGCCTAGCTGCCGTCGCTGGGTGATGATGTTGCTAGATGTTTAGATTAATTGTGCGCCAAAGCACAGAAAAAGCAAGGTGTTTTTGTGTTATAATACGCCTCAGTGGGAGGTGCCTGTAAGTGCCTTTAAATATGGATGCCTTAATGCCTGCCCACTACCACCAGGAGCCTATTATGCAAGATAAAATAACGCATCATGGACACCATGAGCACCCCACTTACACACACGCGGAGCATAAAATCATTATGTTATTATCTGAACTGTTAAAAATTAACCAATCTGTCGCCGGCCAACTCAATAAAGTTGAAACCGAAGTCAATACCCGTTTTGCTGCACTGCAGGCCGCTATCGACAAATTGACTGCCGATTTAGCTGATGCGCCATTGTCTGAAGAGCAAGCCAACTCCGTTAATGACGTCGTTGCCGCCGCGCAAAGACTTGACGATATTTCAGTGGATTTACCAACTGAACCCCCTGTAGTATAATTTTACCCGTCGAATGGGTCTGCTTGAATCTTCCCGAGCTGACCTGCGCGAGCAGGTTGGCGAGGGATGCTCTACATAGCAGGGCACCCGACACTTTAACTGTAAAGCCCCTTGTATAAGGCACGGTCTATGTCCTTCATCATAGGCCTTGTCTTGCAATCCTCAGGAGTCGCTATGAGCTTCACCAAAAAAGGCCCCGGCAGACATCATGACTACCGTCCCGGTAAACCCTTCGCCAAGCTGCGTAAGCGCAGTAAAGACGGTACCGTCACGGTTAGAAATCCGTAATGTCTTACTCACTGCCCACCGACCAACACATCAAGCTTAAGTTAAGCGCCCTGGATGACGCCGGATTGCCCAGTCCCACGCACAACGAGACCTTTGCCTCCAGTGATTCCACCATTGCGAAAGTTAACGCCAGCGGCAGAGTATCCCCCGTAGCGCCGGGTGAGGTCATTATTGCCTGCACGGCAGAGTCCAAAGGGGAGACGCTAGCCTCAGAGTTCGCGATTACCGTCGTCAGTAGTAAACCGACTACGTTATTAGTCGAAGCAGTGATGGTATAATGTTTAACTATCCCCTAGGGGCGCTAGTTGACTGGTGGTTCCACGAAGCCCGCTTTATCAGAACTATTAATAACCCGCTAATTTTAGCCATGCTCATAGAGTCAGAAGACGGCATTTACTTATTTATGGCCTGATGCGTCGCCCTTAGGCGATGCATGTAATACCGCTCGAAATCGGCTTGGGCTATCCAGTGCTGATGCCCGTCCGGAAACCATACCGTGTAGCCGGGTATCTCGATATGCTTACCCCCTATAAACGTCCCCGCACTGTGGGGAGACGCTTTGATGGTTATCGTCGTCGTAAAAATACGTCGGACATAAGGGAGGGTCACTTATCTAACAAACCCGTCGGGCTGTTACGTAAGTACAGCTCCTCGTAGTCCCGCTCGTCCACCCACGTCGTATGCTTATCGGGAAAGTGTAGCCGGTAGCCCGCCGTGCGCTCCCAGGAATCATTCTGCAAATACCAGGACTGCTGAGGAATAGCGGTAATCTCGAGGGTAACGGTGAGTTTGCGGGGGAGGGGGGCGGTCATAATAATTTTACCAGTACGGCAACGACGCCGATAGCGAAAGCAATCAATGCACCCAGCTTGATAATCAGGCGCTGTTCGAGTTGGATAAGGTCTTGCTTGGTTGCCAGCTCTACTTGTGCCTCAACGAGACCCCGCACAATAGCCCGCGCCTGCTCGTGCGGGATACCGGAGGTTTTGAGCTCTTCGACCAAGCGGTCAGTATCAAATGTGAGTGTGGTCATACCACACTCCAAAGCCACTTCTTTTTGCCGCAGTCATAAATACGCCTTGCACCCATTAGGTATGTCATTTCTTTCTCCGTGCGAGTATCCGTTTCCGGATTGTAAGTGTCTGTACAGCCATGCTCCAGTAACCGTTTAGGTATGTCTCGGCGTTGGTAGTGCGCTTTGGGGCGAATGCCTATCTTCTGACTCCATACTTGGTAGTCTACAGTAATTTCATTCTCCAAAACAAACCCCAGTTGCTTATACATCCCACCCCCAAAGTATCGGTTATCTGAAAAGGACTTCACTTCTTTTGGGTTGTACTCTTGGAGAAATGCCTTAAATAATCGAGATGCTCCTCCTGATACTGTAACCCGCGTTGCATATCGCCCCAGCGTCCAACACCGCCCTTGTGCCGCTGTACCTCTATCATTTGCCCCAAAAACAAAGCGCATACACGCCACCAGCTTGTCTTTCCAGTACAACCCATAGTGCGCACCTACCCCTGCACCGCCTTGGATGTGATACTTGTCATAGAACCCCCGCGCTTCCTGAATATCTACTTTGCGTATTTCACATTTCCGCGCCATCAGCTTACCCTTG